CGGCGAATGCTTGTCCGGCCTGATTAACGTTCAGGCTTGACGTGTCCGCTACCGGACTGGTGGGTGTCGAAGACGTGTCCACGGTTTCTCCTATGCCGACGCATCACTGCGCTGGGCTGCCCAACAAGGAGCCATCCGAAGATGGCTGTCTATGCGCGTTGGGCGAACGCTAGATTAGGGATTCGCCGTCAACCAAGCATCCAGCGATGCGAGGTCAGCCTTGGCTTGATTCAGTTCAGTTTGACGCGATACCACTTCGGCCTGCACGACCGTAAGTTGCGACGTGAGCAGCGCTACCTTGTCGCCCAACTCCTTGCGCCGGTCGGCTACGACTTGACGAGTGATCGAACTCATACCTTGATGATCTCTCCGGTTGTCAGTTGGTAGGCATGCTCACCAACGAGCACGCGTACATTGTTCGATTCGCAGGCGATCACCTCGCCTTGTGCTTCAGGATGCCAGGCGGTTGCCACCATGGAGCGCTTGTTAGCCTCTTTGACGATTTCCGTCAGAGACTGCCAATCCAGCCCTTTGCTTTGTCGAGCAGGCGCTTCTTCTCCTCGTGGGCCAGGTCCAACTTGCGCATCTCGCCCGTCTCCAGCGTCGTCCTCAACATTTCTTCGATCCGGTTGAGGAGCGACAGCATCAGCCAGAGCTTTTCGCGGTCGGCCCCTGCGCGGGCGGGTGAGTTCTTCCATTGTTCTGTGATCTCCGTCTTGTAGTCGGTGAAGACCTGTTGAAAGGCTTCGTTGTCGAGCACTTCCTTAGCCCGGTTGCCGTTGTAGATTTGCTGTTCGATGGTCATGCTTAGCCGCCCTTCAGTTCAAAGGTGATCTCAATGTCATGAGCCACCGTCAAACCATACGTCAGGGAGCAGTCCACTTCATAGGGATTCGGCCCGCCTTTGATGGCTGTAGCCACTGGTGCTGACGTTGACGTGACTACCGCGCCAAACGTTCCACGAACGAGCTGGGAAGTAGCGGGGAATGTCACCCGAAAGCGCGAGGCTCCAGTAGAACCGGCCGTCCAAGTTGCGCGATAGCGCCAGATGGGCCAACCGCCTGTCGAGTACCCAATAACTCGCCATGACGCGCTACCTACCGTAGGTGACACACCGGCAAAGACTGATGTCGGGGCCGAACGGTCGTCAACCACCCCGAAATTGACTGATGTTCCTTCCACTGCCGCCTGTAGATGGCTGAAGTGGTTGGTGCAGCGGTCAAACACAGCAGCGGCAGTGCTGCCCGTCACGGTATGCCGACCGGATGCACTTGCGCCATCACACAGCGAGAACGTTACATGCCGACCGTTGCCGATGGTGCAGTCGATGAGGCGAATGTTCTTGAACATCGCCACGGTTCCTGCATAGCTACCACCGTAGGTAAGAAACGGGTTGTCGCCCGCTCCTCCGGGGCCATCCATCAGACAGCGCGTAAGAAACAGGTTTTGTCGAGCGATGAAACCAGGCGTCGCAGGGTTGGCCGTGGACTCATGCACCAAGAACCCGGCGATGTTGTCGCGGCAGTCGCATTCGGTGAACCACACGCCATCGAACGCAGAACCAACGCCGTAAGTCTCAAGGTCGAAGGGATGACCATAGAGATTGGCACCCAATCGAGCGCCGCGATTGCCATGGTTCAAGGGATCTGTGGTGTTCAGGTCTTTGCCGTTGTTCTTCCAGTCGCACTGCTCGAACTTGACCCCTTGGATCGAATCGGCAGAACCTCCGTGACGGCGGTTCCAATTGAATTTGCTGCGACGAACGATGATGTCGCTAAAGCAAAAGTCCGAATCGGTCGTCGTATTCTTGGCCGACCACGCATAGAACTCGATGCCGTCTCCAGCGCCATAGCTCCCTTCGCAGTCCTCGATCACGAGATCGGACACCCGGCCCAGGATGCGCCAGCAGTGACGCCCGCCATCTTCGCCAGGGCCAATGACGCTCGATTGATTCTGGCGGTTTCCATCGACTGACACGTTGTAGAAGCGCATGCGCGTCTGTGGCGTCGTCAATCCGTTGATCGTGATAGGCGCAACAAAGTCAACCGCGCCACCCTTCGTCTTGAAACGGAAATCACGAACAATGTCGCCCGTTCCCCAGTTCACGGTAGTGACAAGGTAGAGCTTTCCGAGTCCGTTGCACGGAACCCCGAGCAATGAGGCAGCGTTTCGCGCCTCCTGCACGGCCAGGGTGTCATCTGTCACACCATCGCCCACAGCGCCGTAGCTCATCGGCGTGACGAATCGGCGCATTTGATCTTGCGCAGTTTCGGGGTTTGCACCGACGCCACCATTGAGAAATCCAACCAAGCTGGAGCCATACTGGCCCGCGAGTTCTTGGATAAACGCTGGAGGAGGCGAAGGAGTAGGGCCAGAAACCCAAGAGCCGCGAGTCATTAGAAGGCCCCCGTTTTGCTGTTCGCGTAGGCTTCGCCGCTAGCCAACTGTGCAGCGGTTGACGAAGCACCCCGCATAACAAGGCTGTAGAGGTTGCCATTCAGAAACAAGGACGTTCCTGCACGAGCACCGATGTAAAGCGGGTAGTTGCCGAATGTCCCGGTGCCTTGCGTTGTGACCGCGGTGCCAACGCCGATGCCGTTCTTGCGAATGGTCAACTCAGGCCCAGAGATGTTATCCACCACACCCAAGACCATCGTTTCAGGCGCTACGCTAGTGCTGTTGGTCGAGACAGATACCGTCCCCCCGGCTCTTGCCGCGAAGTTCGAGATTGCAGAGTTAGGCGCAAGGATGGCGAACGAACCAGCATTCGCAGAGGAGCTTACTGATAGCTCAACCAGAATCGCGGCGGCAGCATCGCTCAACTTCCGCACACCAGACCACGCCGTCATCTTGTCCGTCGCTGTGAAATTGACGCTTGCCGTGGATAGCGCACTGCTCGTGCCGTTGAACGCGAGATAGTAGAGGCCCGCGGCGTCCCGCTGCAACACCGGGCGATTGCCTGCCGTTGCCTGCGATGCGTTGTTGCCTCTGCCGCTCTTGTCCTTGACCAAGCCGACAGACTGGCCCACCGCGGTGACCGGCGTAGTTCCGGCTGCATCTTGGTACATCGTCGAGAAGTCGGACGGATCGAGCCAGATACCTTGTTCACCAGCGGAGAACAGCTCAGCCACTTGCGCGTCATAGCTCCAGCCACCCCATTCAAGGGACGACACAGTGACCACGCTTGTACCAGACACAGAGATTGCCGAGATGAATGGGAGCGTCCATGCATCCATGATGAGCGCGTCACCAGGCTGGACCAGCGTGTAGGCCGTGGTCGCAGCCGCAAGAGCGCTGTTGCTGAAGCGCACGTAGGCACCCGTACCCGTTGCAGCCACACGGACGAACTTCGGAAAGAGGCCCGCGCTGTCCCTTGCAACCGACGAAGAGACGGCTGTGCCCGCGCTCGTCAGCGTCACGCCAGCGAACGAAGTCGGTTGTGGGTTCATTTCTTCAGTAGTTTCTTGTTGATGTCGATCAGCCTGCGAATTTGCGAGTCCTGAACTTCGACCATGGTCAGAAGCTCCTCAACCACTCGCAGCCAAGTCGGGTCCAGTAGTTCCAAGTCCTTGAAGCACTTGTTCATCTCTTTGACGAAGGTTTCGGGGTTCATAGCAGCAGCATCAAAACGTCTTCGTCATCGTCGTACTCCTCAACGATCTGCGTAGCGGCCTCTGTTGCGGCTTGCTTCTCTTCAGCACGCTCAGCATCCAGAATTGCCCGCTCGACCTTCCTGCGTCGTTTCTCGCGCTCGTAGTTCCCTGCTGCTGCACCGCTCTGCACCATGTCAGGCGCGTAGCCGGTGATCGCCAGGGCATCAGCACCAGGCACCAGCGAAACGCTCGCAGATGCCACCGTGACCGTTGGCGCGTAGCCAGCAACTACCAGCGACCCGCCTCCACCCACCAGCGACTGATTCGCCGTCTGGGCCAGCGTTGGCGCAGACCCTGTGAGGGTGATCGCCTGTGCACCTGGCGTCAGTGTCAACCCCGAGGACTGCACCACCGTCGGCGCAGACCCACTCACCGTGAGTGCAGTTTGTGCAGGCGAAAACGAGACATTCGCCGTCCGCACAACCGTGGCAGCAGGACCGGAGAGGGTTAGCGCTCCCTGTCCCGGAGTACCCGAATAACCCGATGCAGCCGCCGACGCCTTGAATGTGTCGATGCTGACCGCGGACCAAGTGCCGCCACCAGTGATAGTCCACGAAGGCGTTAGAGCCGTTGTGGCCGAAACCACCTTAGAACCTGCTGCGCTCGTCCAGTACAGAGCATCGTTGCCCTCTGACTGGTTGATCGTGAAGCCGCTCGACTCGCTCCAAGTCCCACCCCAAGCACCTGACACCGCCGTAACGGCGATCTCATCAGCCTGCGTGAGCGTCGGGCTTGTGACCGTCCAAGGCGATGCCGAATCCTGCGCTTGTGCGCTTTGGTCAAGCGGCGTCGTCGTGACACCAGCCAGTTCCAGCACGCAGACAACAGCGTCCGATGCACCAGGCCATGTGACCGTTACCGTGTGCCCTGCACCGCCTGCGATGTTCGCGCAGTAGTAGCGCCGAAGCTGTGCACCCGAAGTGCCGCCAGTCTGCGTCGTCCCGATCTGGCTGTAAACGTTGCCCTTGTTGTCGCCAACCGTCAGCGCGCCAGTCCCAGACTGGTCCGAGACGGACAGCCAGATGGTGTTACCCGCTGTCGATGTGAAAGACGTTGTGGTCGTCGTGCTCGTGCCCGACGTTAGCGCCTTCCTTGAATTGGCAACCGAAGCTGCCATGGCTTAAGCCGCCGTCAGGATGCCGGAAGCGTTCGGAGTGATCGTGATCGTGTTGCCAGCGGTCGTCAGCGGAACGTCAGCCGGCGTCGAGTCACCAAGAGCATGAGCAACGATAGGATTCACCTTGCCGTTCAGCGTGCCGAGGTAGTACAGCACCATCCGACGCCATGCAGGAATGCCCGAACCGCTCGCAGTCCAGACGACCGCATTGCCGGTGAACTTCACCGTGCCAGAGGTCTGGTTCAGCGTGATCGATGCGGGGTTGATGCCGCCTGTCGTATAGCCGTTGCCGTTGGCAATCTCACTGCCAGAAGCGACCGACCAGAGTTCATCGGTTGCGTTGTTCGGCGTCCAAGCGGACGAAACCAGAGCGAGACGGTAGTTAGCCGCAGTTGCCTGCAAAAGACCCGTTGCGCTGAAGAGATTCAGCTTTGCGAGGTCAGGGATTACAAATGCGCCTGCGGCCATGGTTATTCCTCAGTCGTGTTGAGTTGGGCGCAGCGGGCTTTGGTGAGCCATTTGTCGTGCTCGCGCAGTGTGAGTTCGCTCCATGCCGGGAATCGGTTGCAGTGGACGCCTTGTTCATCGGTCCACTTGCTATAGAGGCGCTTTGCTTCCTTAAGTCGAATCTCAAACTCGTCTTGCGTTAGGTAGCTCATGCCTTATTCCTCAGTCATTCCAGTTGCTTTGCCATCCTTGTCGCGGATGATGGTCTTCGTCTTGGGACGGCTCATTTCCTTCGCAGCAGCCGTGAACTCCTTCACCGCGGCGGTAAGTGCCGTCACGGATTGGTCAGGAGCAGGAGCAGCAGGAGCGGCCGGCTTTTCCTTCATCGGCAGCGCCTTTTCCTTGGAGGTTTCCAAGGTCGTAGCCGCGCTCAGGTTCGCGGTTTCGTAGGCTGTCGCAGCCTTCGTGGCTGTGTCGTTCACCTTCACCGAAGCGTTGATTTGCGCCACCTCGATGGCCGTAGCCGACTTCAGTTGCTCGATCTGCCACTTGGCAGCCTGCTCGCGCTCGTGCTGAGCATCCTTGTACTGCGCTTCCAACTGAGCCAGTTGGGCCGCTTGCTGCATCTCCAGCGTCTTTTGCTCGGCTTCGGAGCGCTGGCGGTTCACGTCAACTTCAGCCTGCATCTGCATCTTGAACTGCTCAAGCTGGGCTTCGTGCTGGCGGTCTGCCTCTGCTGCCTGCATCGCAAACTGCGTCTTCATCTGCTCAATCTGAGCGTTCGCCTGCATCTCGGCTTGCTTGCCCTGTGCGCCGGCTTGAATCTTCATGTTCTCAAGCTGAATCTGCCCTTGGAACTTGGCTTGCTCGGGATCAGGCTTCGGAGGCGGCGGATGCTTCTCGGGGTCGTTGAAATACTTGTCGGGGTTCTTCTGGCCCATCAGCTTGGCAATGTCGCTCTGAAGCTCATAGACGTTCTTCGGCGTGGCAACACCAATCGCCAGCGTATGCGCCTGCTGCTGGCCAAGAGCCATGAGCTTCTGCACCTGCTCATCCTTGGAGCCGATGCCCAGGCCAATGTTGACGTTCAGATCGAACTGGTTGCGCCATTCCCGCGGGTCCATGTCCACCCACTGCCCAGCAACGCGGATCTGGACCGCCTTGTCCTGATGCTGGCTCGTGAGCTTCAGCATCATCTCGAACAGTTCGCGGAAGCCTTCAGCGAAGTTGCGAGCGATCAGGTCGGTACGCATATCACCTTTATTGGTGATTATCTGCACGCCGGTCGCGGTTTGATTGAGGGCCTTGGAGTCGTTGCCTTGTGAGTAGCGAGTCCAGCCTGTGCGCTGCTCAAGGTCCATCTCCATGTATTCCATGAGGTTGGACACTTCGCCAATGTTGCCCTTGCCCTGATCCAGCCGACCAGCCATACCAGGCTGCTTCATGCGGACCACCGAGCCAGGGCGCGATGTCAGCAGGTCGTCGAGATTCACCTGACCTTCGACAGCGTAGTAACGACCGTTCACCTCCAGATAGAGGTTGTCCAGTTGCGACCGCAGCATCTGCGTCTTGGTCTTCTGAGCTTCCATCGCCAGGTCAGCGATAGACAGCCCAAAGAACTTGTGCGGCATCGGAACCGGCGTGATGCTGATGAACGGGGAAATGTCCACTTCCTCGTTGTCCAGCAACTGATTGCCTGCAATGCAGACCTTGCGCAGTTCTGCGATGCCGTCGCCGTCGTAGTCGCACCTGATGTACAACTCATTGAGCCAAACGATGCGCTGCGAGTTGTCGCCTGCGTTGTCGCCCGTTCCCAGCGATGCGAACTCGTCATCAAAGCCCAGACGCTCGATACGCTCAGCATTCAGAGACGCCGCAGCATCGTCCGACTCCAGCATGTCGATCTTGGCATCGGGATAGCCCATCGAGCGCAGTTCGGAGATGGTGCGGGGCATCCGGTGGCCCGTCATCCGAGCCGTAGCAATGCTCTTGGCCTCACGACTGATCAGGAATTCTTCAGGCGGGACGTTCTCAATCGCCAGCTTGCCGCCCTTCTTGGAGCGCTTGAACGACACGTCGTACAGCATGGCAGGCGGTTGCGCCTCGATCTGGGCCAACTGCTGCTGCATCTGCATGACAGCCTGTTGCGCCTTCGGATCACCCTGTTGCGCGGCTTGCATGGCCTGCTGCATCTGCTGTTGGATGTGCTCGACCGCTTCCTTGCGGTGCTCTGCGTCTTCCTCGTCCGGGTAGCTCGATTGCTCAATCGGCTCGACCTCGTCGTCTTCAAGGATCTCGGTCAGTTCAGGCAGGGTCAGCCCCTTGTACTCCTCGCGCTTTTCCTCAGTGCGGGTGTCCCACCAGACTTTGATGATGCCGTTCTTCTGAAGCAGCGCGTCCTTGAACCACGAATAACAGACCTTGTGCCCGTTGTTCTTCTTGGTGAACAGGTAGTTCAGGTAATCGGTGCATTGCTGCGCCTTCTGCTCGTCGTCCTGCGTGGCTGGCTCGAACTCCACCACCTGATCACCGCCGACGAACTTCGCCATCAACTGCGGCAGCATCGATTCAATCGTGTTCCGCACGTCAGTGGAGACGACAGACGAGCGGCCATCCACTTCGGGAGGAGCAAGGTCGCCCTTGGCTTCACCCAAGTAGTAAATCTCAGCCTTGCGACGTTGGTCGGCCAGCTTCCCACCGAAATAGCCCACGGCGGCCTGAAGTTCGCGGGTTGCCAGCGCCTTCAGCTCGTCATCAGATAGGGGTTTCGGTTTGGTCATGTTCGGGTCGCTTCTCAGCGATGCCTTTAATTTGGTTTAAGTTCTGCGCTTCAGTTCGTCGAGCCACGCGCCGGGGATAGTCTGGTCGGCTTCGAGGTAGCGCTTCATCGCTGCACGCAGATCACGCACTCGCGCTTCGTCCTGCGCCTCCCGCCATATCTTCTCGGGCGTAATCCCAAGCGGCGGTTTGGCAGCACAACAGTGCCTCCGCATCTCATGCTCGCGGTATTGCTTTTCAGTATCAAAGAAGAGATCGCACTCGCCACAAGTCCAGCGCAAGGCGTTTGCAAACGCATGAGAACTCATCAGCGATTCCCCAAGAATGGATAGTTCAGCTTGCCGCCGTACTCGTCGTTCGCCATCTGCTCGACAGCCATGCCGGCATACCTGAAGCAGTCCGCACCGTGGCTGAACTCGTCATGCAACGGAGCGCCAGGCTCTCTCGTCTTCTCGTTGATCGACCGCCGATAGCGCTTCAAGCACTCCAGCAGCCGGCTCGTCTTGTCCTTGTCGAAGTACACCCGCGGGAACATCATGCGAGCGGACTTGATGCCCTCTTCGATGTTCTCAGCCGGAAGCACCGTGACCCTGCGGCCCATGGCGTTCAGCGCCTCTTCCGTGCTCTTTCCGGTCTGCGTGTTCCTCGCCCTGCCGTCATGGGGGATGAAGTCCGTTCCCCAGCGATACGGGCGCTTTTCGATCTGCGCCACGTACCAGTCCAGCGTGTGGTGCGAGTCCTCGATGTAGTCGATGCACCGCACCTCAGCACCTGAACGCTGCCAGAACCCGATGGTCATGGCGTCGTTCCAGCCCAAGTCCCAGACTGTGTGAACCTTGAGCAGCGGGTCATACGGTACCGGGCGAACCCTGTTTTCCTCGTACAACCGTTCAATCTCGTAGCGATAGATCGCTCCCTCAGACACCCGGCGAGGTACACCCTCCCAGATGTTCTGATAGTTGTCAGGGTCACGCCGCATCGTCTCTTGCCGCTCTTGTTCGAGCACAGCAGGAAACCAAGGGTTATCGCGCCAGTTCATCTGAACGACGAATGCACCCTCTGGAGCATTGGCGACGAAGCGTTGGTACGTCTCGTCCGTCTCCATGTCAGGGTTCAGCGTCACCCAAATCTCTGAGCCATCCTTGCGAATGGTCGGCGTGAGCACGTCCCAAGAGCGCTTAGTGACCGTCTGGGCTTCTTCGATCCAGCAGCGGTCTACGCCCTCGAACGACTTGATCGACTCCACCGTGTGGGTAGCCAAGCCTGCAAACAGGAAAAGCGAACCGTTCTTGCCGCGAATCTCTGTATCCAGCACCTCATAGATGCCACCCAAGCCCATGGCCTGAATCTGGTCACTCAGGAGCCGGTGAACCGAATCCTTGATCGACTTCTGCACTTCCCGAGCACACAGCACCCGCAACGGGGTTTGAGCTGCCTGAATGAGCAAAGCGCGGGCGAATCCCCACGACTTGGCAGACCCACGCCCACCGTGCGCCACCTTCGTGCGGTTCGGCTGGAAGATGGGCTGTAGCTTCTCCGGGAAATCGACGTTCACTTGGCACCAACGAACGTCACCGTCAGGCTGGTATCGATTGCGCCACCGTCTGCACCTGTGTGCTCAGCACGCGAGAGCTTGGGAATGTGGTACTCCATCACGTCCATCAACAGCTTGAAGGCGACAGCAGGCCCCTGCTTCTCGTCAGCAGCGATAGCAGCAAGCCAGCCCTGCAACTGGTCTATGTTGCCCTCGACGAGCTTTGCAATCGCCTCACGAGCCATCCCCGTTGCCTTGTTGGGCACACCCTTACGGCGACCCATACCGGCAGCGGGAGGCTTAGCCTTCACTACTTTGTTGGATTCGGACATGGTTCGAGTGCCTTTCGGCTTGTTCGAGAAATAGAAAAAG